TGCGTAATCCCCGCCAGGCTCGTCGGCTTCGTAGCACACACACATACAACCATCTACGCGACACGAGGTTGATCCTTGATATTCTGGATCGTCACCGTGTTCCTCTGGCGAGTGTCCGCAAGTGCAGGTAAATTCCGACGTAATCTTTGCCATCTACTTCTCCCTCTCCGCCAGGGCGGCGCGCATCATGGCTCGCGCCATTCGATCAATCGGCTGTCCACCGATGTACGGCGCGGTTACTGCCGCTTTATAAACAGCGTCCGAAAACCCATTCTCCGCGTAGTGCGTCAGCACCGCGCGGATCGCGGCGTCGGCTATCTGTTCGTCCGTTTCGTTGTGGCTATAGGCTTCGATTATCGCGCCCTTCACCTTCTCCCGCAGCGCGGTGGGGAGGGTCATGGACGCACCTTCGCGTTCCGCTCGCCGGGCGCGGGGCCAAACGGTTTGCCTTTAATGAACGCAAGATATTCTTCGCGGTTTTGGGCGGTCTTGATTTCGTAACCGTCGATGGCAAAGTCACCTAGAAACCTTCGCAGTTCGCGCTTGCCGACCGCAGGCGTAACGACGCCGCCAATGCGACCATCCTTGTGTGTGATATACGCCCATACGTCCGTCATATCCTTATCCCTTCTTCTCTGCCCGCACGCGGCCCAGGAGGGCGCGGCCAGATTCGGTTATCCGAAAGCGCGTTAGACCAAACCCGCCGGCGCTGGCGCGAGGACGAGAATATCGGCGCACAACTCCTTTGCTGCGTCAGTCATCGCCCGACGCCGCATTACAGTTTCGTCTGTGTGTCCATCAGGCGGCTTGCCGGCACGTTTCCACTGTTCTGCGCGTTCTTTAATGATTGTTTTACACCGCTCCACCGTCTCGCGCTCCGTCTGCGCGGCGATGTCGGCGAGGGCCTGGGCGATAATCAAACGCGGCGAAACTCTCGGGTGGTTTATAACGTCGCAAATCCTTCGCGCCTTCTTCATCTGCTCGTCGGTCGGGGCGGTCATATTCTAATCCCCAAACTGATAAGAGCCGCGACAAAGAAGATCGCGCTGCTGTGGGTCAGTCCGCAGAAAAACAACACACCGAGAGCATCATCCTTCCAAGCGTAGTAACCAATGCCAACGATGCCAATGCCACCGAGGCCAGAGGCCAAACAGAGCATCGACACGAGCAGATCGATCATTTGCTTTCTCCCTCGGCGGATTTGGTGAGGGCTTCGGTGGCCGCGCGCTTGCGGGGGACCATCTTAGTTCTCGCAGCCGCCATCAATCGCCATGCTGGGCACCCGATCGAGCAGAGCATCGGAGCCGGCGACCTGGACTGGCGGCGCCTCGGGGCGCACGATGCGCCAGCCCTTCGTCCGCACTTTGCCGTCGTCGAAAATGCGATCGAGGCGGATGTAGCACTCGCGGATGCCGTTGTTGTACACCGCGAACTCATCGCCCAGGTGATCCCGCTCCGTGATCCGCAGGACCATCACCCGTTTCTCGGTCAGCCGCGGATCGTTGCAGATCAGAATGTCACCAACACGCACCGTCATTTGCCCCTCCGAAGTTGACTTTCCTGAAATCGTGGGGTAGTTCTAGCGCGCCGAGGGAAAGAATGCAAGAAAAATCTCCGAGACACATCGCCGCTTTGGCCTACGCCACTGCCGGCATCCCCGTGTTTCCCTGCGTCATGAATGGGAAGGAACCCGCCTGTGAACACGGGTTCTACGACGCCACCACGGACATCGAACAAATTAACAAGTGGTGGAGCATCGACGACTACAACCTCGCACTGTGCCCCAACGACGCCGGGTATCTAGTCGTGGACGTGGAACCGGACGGCCTGGACGATTGGGCCAAGGTTGAGGATCGCCCCGAGACGTACACGGTAGAGACGCCACGCGGCGGCGAGCATCTCTACTACGCCGGCTCCGCGCGCTCGACCATCAAGGGCAAGCATGGTATCCTCCCTGGCGCCGCGATAGACACGCGGGGCATCGGCGGATATGTCCTGGTGCCGCCGTCCATTGTCAACGGAAAACCCTACAGGGTAAAGCATGATCGAGACATCGCCCCTCTGCCTGGATGGATTGCGCGGGCTTCTGTTCGCCAGGGTGCGGGAGTGCTGGGCACTGGGGCAGACCTTGACCTACCGGGAAATATCAATCGGGCGCGATCTCGATTGCTTAATCTGGTCGGCCGAGAGGACGTTGCAATCGCAGGACGCGGCGGCAATAACCGCACATACCAGCTTGCTTGCGAGCTACTTGACCTGGGCCTCTCACCGCCGGTTTCTATCGAACTGCTAGAGGAACTCTGGAACCCACACTGTCAGCCGCCCTGGTCAACCCCTGAACTTGAAACCATTTTTGTAAACGCCGCCTCATACCACCAGAACGAGGCCGGCGCATATGGCGTTGCTCCTGCCGCTGAAGTTTTCGGCGGCGCCCTCGGCAAGATCGCCCCGGAACCGCGGCAGGAGCAGCGTTCTAAATTCCACTTCGAGGACGAGGATGAGATGGAACTCGGAAAGGAACCATCATGGCTGATCCAAGATTTGATACCCGAACAATCCACGGTGCTCCTCTATGGGCCAACGCAATCCTTCAAGAGTTTTCTGGCCTTGGACATTGCACTATCGCTTGCGACCGGACAGGCCGTATTTGGGTCTATGCCAAAGGTCGGCCTTTCATTCTACGCCGCCCTCGAAGGACGTACCGACATCAAGAAAGCACGCCGTCGCGCCTGGAAACTGGCGAAGTCCATCGAAGGCAAGGTCGCTGATTTTTTCGTCGGTACCGCGCCCATGATCGCCGTCGAAGGTGAAATGCAGGAGTTCGGCGACGAGATCGTGCGGCGTTGCGCCGGCCGGAAACCCAAGCTAATCGTCCTCGACACAATCAGCAAAAGCATGGCGGGTCTGAATGAAAACGACGCGGGTGATGCCTCTAGGTTCATCCGGTTCTGCGATAGCCTCGTTGAGAGCCTTGGCTGCTCGGTGGTTGCAATCGGCCACACGGGTAAAGACGGCGAACGCGGCCATCGAGGGTCAAGCGCGTTCCAAGCGGGCTTCGATACCGTCATCGAAGTTAAGGCACACCATGCGACGAAAGCGGTAAGCGTACACGTCCGAAAGCACAAGGACGCAGAGGAACCGGAAAAACCCTGGACGTTCGAGGGCCGGCGGATCGGCCCGTCCCTGGTCTTTTTCCCAACCGACGCGCACACGCACAAGACGTTGACCGCGAGCGAGGACACCTATGCGCCCAAGCGTGTCGGCGCAGCCCTGCAAGAACTTGGGGCCAAGGGCATGGATCATGCGGTAACTACGGCTATCCTGGCAACCCAGCTTTGCCCGCGCGACCAAACCGCGAGCGAAGAGGAATACGCGGCGCAGATCGCGCGGGTTTGCCGGGCGCTCGGCTCCCTGGCGAAGTCACGCCTGGAAGCCTACGCGCACCGGACGGGGGCGGGTCTACTCTGGTGCCTGCCGGCCACGTAAAGTCATGGCTTTCAGGTAATGCTCGCGGCCCTCGCGGGAGAAATAGCTCCGATAATCCGGGGGCGGCTCCGTGTGCCCGAGATCGCCCCCGAACCCGGCCCCAAGACCCAAAGCCTTCGATCTGTCCGACATCGCTTTTCGGAGGGCTGCGACAACTAGTCCTGTCGTTAAATTAAAGCCAGCGGCCCGCTTAAATTCCCGCGCCGTTATTCCATGCGCGCAGTTCAAGTGTTTTCCGAAATCTTCTCCCGCCCATCCGCACCCTTCGACTAAGCACGGAAGCTGCGGCAATAGCATAAATTCATCGTAATTTTGCAGCGACGCAATCGTGCGTGGTGAAGCAATCCACCTATCAAACCGATCCCAAAAATACTTTCGGTAGTGCTCGCGGCAGCAGAATTTTCGGGCGCGGTCGCTAACGATCCGCTCAAAAGCTTTCCCGCATTCCAGGCACACCACGGACTTCCGCCGTTGCAAATGCTTATGCGCCTGTACACAAGCAGCGCGGAAAAGAGGCGATGCAGAACGACATTTAATCGAACAGAATTGTTTAGGCACCGTGCTTTCAAAAATCTTGCTGCATTCCGGGCAGGTCTTAGAGATATCCCCCCGCTTTTCCCGCCGGCCCGCGGCAATCCACGCCCGCACACATATTGTTGAGCAGAATTTCCCCCCGGCCCGCTTTTGCAAAAATTCTACTTTGCAATGACCACAATTCACCCAAGCTGGGAAAAACTTCCGACAGGCTGGCATTAGAAAATCTCCTTTCTGCAGTGAGGGCAGGTTTGAGCCGGCGCAGGACCAGACGGGGGCGATCGCGGGGGATGCCACGTCCAAGGCTGCACCATGCGCTTGCCGAAGCGGCTATTCCGATTAGCCATGCGGGCTTCGCCGCGTGTCGCGCAATCCTTCAGCCCGTTTTTCGCCAACGCAGCGAGGGCTTTGAAAATGCGCTCGCGGGCGTAGGCGCCGGCCTCGGACTTGGCCGCGAAC